CTTTGCAGCAGTAGTAGAAAAGTTCAGTGCAAGGCGAGAGTTAGACGCGCAAGAAAAAGCTGCTCTCATGGAAACAAGAGTTGGGCCGGATGGTGGCATTTTAGTACCACCTGAATTTTCCAACAGACTGTTCACACTTGCCAGAAAGAAAAGCCAGATATGGAGTAGAGCAACGATGCTTCCTGTCAATGGAAATGCCGTTTCTTTGCCTTCTATCAGTAATTATACCCACGCATCTGACACTTATTATGCTGGTGTATATAACACATGGCTTCAAGAGGGCGCAACTGGAACTGCTGTTCAGCCAAGTTTTGACATGCTTCAGTTCAGACTGCATGATAATATGACATTAGTGCCAATTACTAATGATCTGTTACGTGATTCACCAGTAACTATTGCTCCGCTCATCGAAACAATGGTAAGTAATGCCATTGGATTGACAATGGATAATGTGATGCTAAATGGTGATGGTATTGGCAAACCTCTTGGAATGTTCAATTCCAACTGCAAGATTGAGATTTCGGCAGAAGATGCTCAGACAGCCGCAACCGTAGTGGCTCAGAATATCATCAAGATGTTTACTCGCTTCAATATGAGCTATATCAGAAGTGCAATCTGGATGCTGAATCAGACCGTTATGGCTCAACTTATGCAGCTTAACATAGCGTCTGGAACAGCAGGGTCGTTGATATACATGCCACCTGGCGGGTTGTCAGCATCACCTTATGGGAACATCTTTGGTATCCCGATAGTTTATACAGAGTTTTGTAAGACTCTCGGAACTGTTGGCGATATTTCACTTGCAGACCCATCTCAGTATCTTGCTATTGATAAGGCAGAGGAAGCCGCCTGGTCAAAGGAAATTTACTTCCTTTATAACAAGTCAGTACTTCGGGTAATGTACCGTGCTGATGGTCAGATGTGGCAGAACACAGCCTTCACTCCTGCTAACGGAGATACACTTTCACCTGTAATAACCCTAGCAACCAGGGCATAAGGAGGATATGATGAACAACTTTTTACCTTTAGTCCCTCAAATCGTATCACTTCAAGCAGCTGTTACTACCGGTGCAGCAAATACCTCAGATTATATCAATTGTGCAAAGGCAGAGATGATTTTCTTCGTTTGCCAGTTACAAAATGCCGGGGCACATGCAACCGTACTGTCTATCTATCAGGCTACTTCTGCTGCTGGTGGTGGAGAAAAGGTAATTGCAAATGCAGTTCCTATCTGGTACAGTAATGACACTGTTACAACCAGTAATATAACACAGGCAACAGCGGCAGTAAGTTATACCGTGTCTGAATCGGTAAAGGAAAAACTTGTTATCTTCCAACTTGACCCTGCTGCTTTGGATTTAGATAATGATTTTGCCTTTGCTGCTATCCATAGCACAGCAAGTTCAGATTCCACAAACTTCATTTCTGTTGTTGCTGTTGTTGAACCCAGACATGGCGGTCATGCTCAAGTTAACCTCTTAACTTAAGGGGGAATTTATGTACGATCTAATATCAAAATATGATAAAGGCAATCTTGTCTTTCAAACCAATGACAATGCAGATTCAGTAAATTCTGGAGTTTGGGCTGACTGCCCTAAACTTGCCTTTATGGCTGACCCGGAACTTGCACATTCTTTTGGTGAGGATTTTATAAATGTTCAGGGTACTCAGACCTCAACTATCCTGGGTGGATGGGCGTACAGCCAAAATTCATCTGGAAAGATTGGTTTACAGGATTTATCGGGCGGAGTTATGAAACTTGATGCTGGAGGCATAGCCGCAGGTCATGGATGTCAACTTCAAAAGCTTGGTGAATCAGTTGCCTTTGCTTCCGATAAAGAGTTCTGGTTTGAAAGCCGGTTCAAAATTACCGGAGCAAGTAAAGTCCAGATGTTTCTTGGATTTGCAGAAACAGACACCGACCTTTTAGCTGCTGGTGATCTCGATGCAAGTACTGAATATCTTGGCTTTGGAATTGAGACTGGAGCAGGTGAAACTTACAAGCTCTATGCGTCAACTGGCGCAACTGAACGGTCAGATGAAATTGCAGACCTCACATCAGATACTTATGTAAAAGTTGGTTTAAAGATTGATGGAAACCTTAATCTTACATGCTATGTGGATGATGCGGAAGTAGCACTATCAAACGTGGCAACTCTGTATCTTCCAGATGCACAGCTTACGCCAACTATGATCTGCCAAACTGATGGAAGTACAATCCGTCCGGTTATGTACGTAGATTACGTTAATTACGTACAACGTAGAGTATAAGGAGATAATGATGTTAGTATCACTGGCAGAAGTTAAATCTTATTGCAAGGTAGATAATCTTGGAATATTCATCTCAGATATAACAAATACCTTGAATTTTAAGTATGACGCTGGTGATACTACATCTATAACCTTAACAGCAAACAGATACCTTCCGGTTACGCTCGCAGCAGCTATACAGGCTTTGATGAGGATTGCCTTTTCAGATGCCACTATTACAGTTGCGTGGAGTGGTACAACCTATAAATTTACTATTGCAGTTACCACTGTAAGTGCAACGCTTCAATACATTAATGCAGACAGCACTGCTGGGATATTCATTGGGTTCTCAGAGAACAGCAGTGCTTCTGCCTCTATTGTTTCTGATAGTGTAATTATTGATGATACCACCTTGCTTGATAATTTCAGGTCACAGGCTGATTCATTCATTAAAAACTACACAAGACGTGAATTGGAAGCTGATGATTATAGCGGACTTTATTCTTTTGATAATTATTTATTGTCATTGCCAGCGTTTCCTATCAATAGCATAACCACATTTACCACTAATTTTGTAGGTGCAATTGGTCTTGAAAATACCAGCAATTTTGTAACCATTAAATATGATGGTACTACATTCACATTCTCAGATGGTAATACTATCTTAAAGTCTGCCGTAACGCTTATATCTGACCTGGTAACTGCTATTAATGCTTTGGCTAATGGAACTACTGCAACGTGTTCTAATGATGATTATAATGCACTTAGCGTTGATAGAGTGCTTGAGTTTAACCCAAAGACAGTACATGGATTTTATATACAGATATACAGCTATCACATCGGAGCTTATGATGCCGTAGAGAGTAGTGGAGTAATTTACTTATCACAAAGAACTGGATATGCCTATATATCATACAATGGTGGATATACCACAGTTCCAGATACCTTAAAACATTGTGCATTAATGATCATTAAATCCATGTATGATAGATGGATTGAGAACGCAGAAGATCAGGAAAAGTATAGATTAAATGATATGTATAAGTTCTATGAAGCTATACCGGATAAAGCAAAGTTCACGCTTGATTCCTATAAGAGGATGCTATGATAGGCGAAAACGCATTTGCTGTTTTATATACCAAAACCAAGGCTAAAGATGCTCTTGGTTCTTTTGGTTCTACATCTTCTGCTGTAATAGATGTCAGGGGAAAGTTTGAGAAGTTCAAAAGTGAAAAGCTCACGTATAATGGCAGACAGGAGATAGTGGCAGACTTTGTGTTTTATTGCAATATTCCAGCAGGTTTATTTGTAGATGAATCAATGACCACTATGATAAATGGAAAAGAATACGCAATAGCTTTTGTTGAGAATATTGGCGAGACTGATGTATATTTAAAGATATATCTTAGGACTATATAATGCCATTAATATTAGTTACAGACCCCAATGCAAAGGTCAAATTCATGGCTGCTGCACTAAATAAATTCAAAAAAGTTACTAATGCTATCACTGAAAATATTAAGCATGAAATGGAAATCACACCAAGAGATACAAGCAAAAACTATTGGGTGAATATAAACGGAACATGGCAAGTTCACAATCCTTCCTTCCCAAACGAATATCCAGCAGTTATGACTGGAGACTTGAAAGATGCCGTTTCATCTGATGCTATTATGAAAACCGGAGTTGCAACTTTAAGATTTGGTGTACTTCCGGGAACATCTGACATGGACGGAATAGGATATGCTTATTTCCTTGAAATGGGAACAGAAATAGCAGCTCCCAGACCTTGGATAACTTACGCAAAACATTATGCAAAGAGAATATTATGAGAAAAGTATTAGATTCAATTTATACGCAGCTTGCTGGCTCAACGCTAAATAGCTCAACTTATGCTAATGGAAGAATATACTATGGTGAAGCCCCTCAGAACACTACAGCTAACAGTACAACTAAGACTGCTGCTAAGTTTCCATATATAGTTTATAATAAAATAAGTGAAGAAAAAAAATACACACAAAAGGTTTCTACCAATTATGCAGCAAGCACTGTTGAGACTTTTTTATTTCAGATAGATATTTATGATAATGATACGAGTGCAATAACTTTAGAAACTATGGCAGATTTACTTGATGATCTTTTCAACTTATTTGTAGATGATTTCACTATAACCGGCTATGTTTTAATGTATCCACCTAAGAAAACTATAGGTAGTACTATAAAAACACAGGACAATAACTGGCGACACATGAGTCGCTATGAGCTACAGGCTCAAAGGAGCTAATAATGGCTGATAAACTTTCCGGCAAGGGCGGTGCAGTATGGGTTGCCAACTCAACCAGCAGCACAATAACATCTGTAGCTGCACTTGGCGACATTAACTCATGGGAATTGAGTATCACAGGTGACACGGTTGAAACAACTGCTTTTTCTAAACTAAGTGCAGAAACCTCTGCCAAGGCAAATGAGCCTGGCGTTTACGGATGGGAGGTTACGGCAAACGGTGTAATGGCAAAAGAAGCCCCTTATGTCAGCGTAAATTCCAAATACAGGCTACTGATGCGTGAATCTAATCTTGGTAATTCAACAACAAAAAATTACCTATTCTATACCGGAATTGGGATTTGCACTGGAAACACAGAAGGTATGGTAGTCAACGGAGAGGCTACAAGAAACTTTACATTTCAGGGAACTAAAGAAGTTTCCGCAACTTATTCTGCATCTTACAATGTAGTTATTGGTGCATAAGGAGGTATCTAATGGCTGATAAATTATCCGGTAAAGGCGGAGCAATATTCACATCTGTCGATATAGTGGGAGCACCATCTGACGCAACTGCACTTGGTGATGTTAATTCATGGGAGTTAAGCATTACTGGGGATACAGTCGAAACTACTGCATTTTCTAAGACTGGTGCTCAGACTAACGCCAAAGAATTTGAGCCTGGTGTTTACGGTTGGGAAGTAACAGCTAATGGCATCATGGCAAAAGAAGTACCGAATGTATCGGTAAACACAAAGTATAGATTACTCATGCGAGAATCTAACTCAGTAGGTGCAACTTACCTTTTCTATACTGGAATTGGTATTTGTACAGGTAACACAGAAGGAATGGTTGTAAACGGTGAAGCTACCAGGAATTTTACTTTCCAGGGAACTGATGCTGTAGGAGCAACATATTCTACTGCACTGACTTTCGTTTAAGGAGGATTTAAATGGCAGCCAAAGATTTAGTGACAGTAATAATTTTGTACGGACACGGTAACAAGGAGTGGCTTGATAAGGCTACTGATTCGGTTAAGAAACAGACCTATGGAATTGATAACATCGAGCTTATGGTGGTAGATAATCGTGAGCATAAAGATAAGATAGGCGTTGCATGGAATAAGGCAGTAGCAAAAGCCAAAGGGATGCTCTGCCTTTTTGTAGGGGATGATGATTTTATTCAACCTGACTATATCACTTGCCTGGTATCAACTCTCAGGGAAACACAGAAAGATGATCATGATATTAACTGCGTTACAAGTTATGTAATGCGTTTTGTTGGCGAAGGTGACGAAGTAAAGATGAAGTCAAGTAACACGTTCCCAACCGGAATGATGGAAACTGAATTTCTCAAAGCCCATAAGTTTGATGAAGAAAGAACTAACAGGGTTGATACTTTGTGGTATAAACTGAATGGCAAGCACTCAGTAGTAGCTTACTGGAACTATGGTTATTTCTATCGTGGGCATGATAAACAGATAAGTAAATGTGGAATCTGCAATGAAGTATTTGATAACGTATTCATTACAAGATACCCTCACTTTATCAGGAATTATATCGGTAGCAAGCCGAAAGCATTGTTAATTGATAAGTTTGACCATCTTGCAACATACAACGCAAAGATGGTGTTTTGTGATTTTGGTTCAGAAGATGCAATGCTGGTAGCACACCAAGAAACAAAGGCAATAAAGGTCTTGAGAATACACAGATTTTCTGCATATACTCAGCTTGCCAGTAAGATTGATTTCAGTGCCTTTGACCACGTTATCTTTACATCTAATCACATTAGACGTTATGTAGAAACAAAGCGGTCAGAGACTATTAAGAACGCCACAGTGATCAATGTAGGGGTTAATGTAGAAAAGTTCAACTACAAAGAGAAAGTAAAGAACAATAAAGTCGGATTCTGCGGGTTTATGAATCCCAAGAAAGGGCTTGAAGTTGTAAAGATATTGGCAAAGACTTTCCCATCTATGGAATTTCATTTATTAGGTCAATTTCAGGACGAAGCGTTAAAACAGTTTATGGTTGAAAAGTCTTTCAGGAATATTTTCATTCAAGGCTGGACTGATAACCCTGAGAAATGGTATCAAGATAAGGCTTTCATATTATCCACATCATATACTGAATCTCAGCAAATGTCAATTCTTGAAGGTATGGCTTGCGGATGTAAACCATTGGTAATAGAACACTGGATAGGCTCTAACGACATATATCTCAAGGAGCATCTTTGGGGTACTATGGAAGAAATTAACAAGCTTTTCCTTGGTGATTTCAAGCCGGAAGAATACCGTGAGTATGTGGTTAAGAACTATAACCAGAAAGATGAGTTCAGAAAGATAGACAAGCTAATCGGAGGCAAATGATGGCAGACAAGATATTGAAAGGTGCAAAGAGAATCCCAATAGTAGTGAATGGGATTAAGTGTTTTTTAGAACCTATGACAGCGAAGCATCTAATTGAGATGCAGGAATTTGTACTTGGCAAAAGAGCAAAGGCAATCAGGATAGTTTTTAAAGACGAACCTGAGATTAAGATTCAGGAACTAAAGGCTCTCTATAAAGAGGATATATCAATGGATAATATTCTCAGTGCTGATATAAAAATTCTGTCATACTTAATGTATATCAGATGTTCAGCAAGGGATAAGATGAGCTTTGAAGAGTTCCTTAGCGATATTGATCAACTTACAGAGATCATAGAAGTTGCCTTTGGCGGTGAAGAAAAAAACGTAGAGACGGAGCAGAAGAAGTAAACCTGGAAAAAATGTTCACTGCTCTGTCATATAATTATGGGTTTACAATAGGAGAGATTATGAATATGAGTTTGATTCACATAGAGGCTTATATGGAAGCTCTAAACACGGATGGCTCTACTAATTCATCTTCTCCAGTTGATCATCAGCATAACATGGATATTGCCACTAAATACAGGATATTGAGGTAACAATGGCTAAAGATATTATTGGCACTGGTTATTATGAGATACAAGCTGACCTGACAAAAATCAGGGCTCAGCTTGCTGCTTTCCAGAACACTATGAAAGGGAAGAACCTTGAAATGGGTCTTGCCGGTGCCAATAATCAGGTTAAAAAGCTAAACAGTAACTTAACAAAAACTGGTACAGTTGCTAAATCATCTTTTGGAAAGGCAGTAGCATCTGCACTATCTCTTGAAAGAATTATAAACAGATTAGCATTTATTGGTACAGTTGGGCTAGTGTTTGC